CAAAAAACTGCGATCACTTGAACAATAGGATGAGTATAAAATGCTAACTCACTTTCAGAATATGAAAGTCCAAGATCCATAGATATAACTGCTACAGTAGCTAAAGCCGTTATAAAATGTGCAAAACCACCATGAGTGTTTAATTTCAATTTTTTCAACAAGGGAATATTAATCATTTTATAATATATATTAATAAATTAAACTCCACTAAAAGTGCCATTATATCTGAACTCGATGTTATTGAAAAAATTATATAATATTTCTTGACGTTTTTTCCATTTTGTTTTATATTGACTATCTAAAACTCCTCTTTTCCATATTAGTTTATGATTTATATAAAGCCATCTACCTTTTTTTATAAATGGTTCAAAGTGCGATTTACAAATTGGACATCTGTTAATTCTATTTTGATTTAACCCTTCATTGCATTTAAAACACCAACTATGCTTACATGTAGTCATAAATGATAAATGGTTTGAAACCTTTTCTAAACATAAGGGACATTTTATCGAATCACAAGAACACGATTGATAACTATCTATTGAAGATGTCGATAAAGACGCCATATATAATTAATTAAACAATTAATATTTTAAGTATTTAATTAATATAATAAAATGTTAGTCATATATAATATGAGTAATAACCAATTTGTTAATAATAAGGAATTAAATAACAATAGATTATTTGAACGCAACCAGCTTAACGCTCAATTAGCATGTAATGTAAATCATACACCAATGTATCTAAGCGATAATCATAATAAAAATAGAAATGAAGCTATTAATATGTTTGAAAACCGATTTTTACCTGAATTACAACAAGGTTCTAGAGCAAATGTGGGTTTTGTAAATTTTAGCAGAGATAATTTTAATTCTAAAAAAGATAACAATATTGTCAAAAATACAAAAATAAATTTTGACAGAAGTATATTAGAGAAACATATGAAAAATTCCAACTAATGTTTTTTTATATTTTTAATCGTGATATTGTTATGCATATAGGTGTGAGTCATAAATATAATAAAATTTATAGGAAGTTCAAAAATTTTGAATAGATTAAAATGAAGTATTAAGTTGTTATACGGAGTATAATCGTAATTTATAAGAAATGGACATATTAAAATTGTAAAAATAAAATACAATAATGGGATAAAATGTATAGGAATATTTATACTCATAATACCAAATAAGAGTCCCGAAATTATAAAAATTTTTTTATTATAGTTATAAAAATCAATAAGATTATTATATTTATATTTTTCAAAACTAATAAAATTATAGGTTATTTCAGATAGATATATTGAATAAGAAATACTACTAAATATGAAATTAAAGTAGATATTAAAGTTTGTCAATAATGATATTACTAGATAGGAGAAACTCAATAACAAATTTTGATAAACATGAGAACCATTTGTTGTTTTATCTTTTATAGTTGATAATTGTTTCACGATTTTTTGTCCAACAATTAGATATAATATAGGTATTATTGGTATAACAAACATGAAATTTTTAATAAATGTTGATAAATAGTAGGCAAAATTATTATTGGATAAATTAGAAATATAATCAAGCACATAAAAAGGTAATGTGTATATTGATAATATAAGCATACTAGATTCTAAGGTTGAATAAATATATTTAGATCCTGATAATAGCATATATCTATTCTATTATTAAAATCTTTAAATTAATGTTTATGTCTTTTTTGTAATTCTTTTTGAAGAATATTTGCTGGAAATTGTTCAAGAATTTTATGTGTATTGTATCTATTATCCTTGGATTGTCTTCTGAGTTCTCTTGATTCTTCATCTGACATTAAATTCTTTTTCTTACATTGGTTTGTAAGACATGTAACTAATTTACGTCTATCTTTATTATTTCTTTCCAAGTCATTTACAAGTTGTCTTGCCATTTCGCCTCCAAATTGAGATGTTGGTACTCCATATTCTAGTCTTTGCTCGGCGAAAAGTTCATTAGGTTCAAGATTTCCGGCAAATTGGGATGAAGCAACACCTTGTTCAGGATGATTTTGCGCATATAGGGGTGTATCAATAATAAGTCTAGCATTATTAGCCATATTTTTACCTGTAAAATTACTATTATCCACAAGTTGAGATGATTTATTCATTGCTCTAAATTGATTATTATTCATTGTTGGGCTATTGACAGGTCCTCTTGAATATTGCGATGCCATCCAGTCAGAACCTTTACCTTTTTGATTACGTTTTTTACCTCTTGCTCCACCAGCCATAGCAGCAGGAACTCTAGGTAATTTATAATCCATTAATTGTCCAGACCAATTATTAGTAGAATAAGAACTGTCGACTCCTAATGAAGGAAAACCTTTTACCATCAATTTAGGTGTCATAATTGGCTCAGCTGAACTGTATACATTTTTGCCACAGTTACCAGTTGAACATTCTCTCTGTAAATTATTGTTATTTTCACCCATTTTTCTAACTAAATGGATAATAGGTTCAGGCATAGATTGTCCTCTAATAGCATAATCAATCTTTTGGATAAAACCAGGAGGAATATCGGAACCAGTGATATTTCTTGCTCCTCCAGATTGACTAAAACCTCCTAACATATCTCTTAGTGCTAAATCATATAACACCATCGCAGCACCTAATGGTAATAAAGTTTGAGGAGTAAGATCCATTATGGACAAACCTACAATTTTTAAATAAGTGCCAATTAATTCATTATCAATAAATGGTAAATCTCTTTCAAGAAATCCCCCTCCAACTTGGTCTTCTTTTAGGAATGCTTCGAGATAATCTCTGCTTAAAATAAGACCAAAAGGAACAAGCGTAGCTGTTGTTAGTGTTTTAATACCCATATATTTGACATATAAATCAAACATTCTATTACCTAGTATTTTTTTTAACCAAGTTTTTACTTTTTGACCACCTAATTGGTTTCTACCTCCACCACTTGTTTTGTAGATAGACCCATAATTGTGTTCAATAAAATTTTTTAATTGACTCTGAGTTACCATTATATATTATAAATTTATATTTTATTTTACTATAATTTTTTAGTTTTTATGATGGTATTTTTTTGATATTCTGATTTGTTATTACTAATATTGTTTATCCAATTATCATTTATTATGATATCTTTATCTGAAATAAATAAATCATTTATCAGTAATTTGCACGTAATAAAATTATTAACTATTTGATAAATAACTGAGGAATTAATGAATGATATTTTATTATCATTATTATATATCATTTTACATATATTAAATACTACATTACTTGTTATTTTTAAATCTGATTCAATATGACATTTATCGAATACTACTTCATTAAGATTAAAATTGGAATCAATATCAAGTGTAGAATTACTAAATCTGACACTTGAATGTTCGCAAAACATTTTAGTATTTTGAAATTCGCAATTTTCGAATGTAAGTTTATGACAGTTTATAGTAGATATATAACAATTTCTGAATATAATATTTTTTATAACAGAATATCTTGAAGTATTTTTAATATTTAACTTACCTGACCATTCTATATTTTTATTATATCCACTAATATTAATTTCATTTTTATCAATTGATATATTTTGGCTAATATTTGTATTTAAAAACGCATATTCATAAGTCCTAATAATATTTTCAATATTTGTGTCAGAATCATTAATAATATTTCCTAAATGTTCTATTATTTTTTTACCATTTATCTCCAGATTAGAACATTTAATACTATTTTCTACATATAATGAGTCTGTAGTTATTTGTTTTGTTTCCAAATTAATCATTTTGGTGGTATTATTTTCTATCTCTAATACATTTAAACTACCATTATTTACGCAAATTCCTCCAATCTTTAAATTAGATAGTTCATTTCTATATTTAAACGAGTATGTATTTGAATGGGAATTAAACGAAAAATCAGAGTTACCTTCAATATGATTTCCAGTAATATTCCAATTAACTATTTGTGTTTTATCGTTACCAAACTCTAGTATATTATAAGAATCTTCAAGTCTAAGTTTTTTTATCTTACTCGATTCTAATTTATTAAATTTAAGAGTTCCATTAATATATACATCACCAGTTATTTCAATTGTATTATCTTTATGAAATCCAATTATTTTTGTATCACCTCTTCTAAATGTAATATTATTTATAACATCTATATCAAATGATTCACATTTATTATTAAGAATAGTCCAATTATTACCTATATTAATATAGTTACTATCCATATTTAATCTAGAATTAAATTCATTATTAGATAATTTTATTATATTTTCATCTATATTATAAAATATTCCATCATTTTCATTAGATAATGAGATCTTACTTAACGCTGATAAATTTATTGATTCAAGTGAAGACAAATTTATTGATTTTACGGTCTCTAGTATAAATTTTTTACTTTGTATTTTAGCATCATTCGATTTTAAACTCATACTTTGTGAATTAAATGAAATACCTCCACCTTGACAATTAAGCGTAATTCCATCAGTAAGATATGAATTACAATTCAAGACTAATTTACTTTCATCATATTCCTCTAAACTATTAAATACATCTATTGATAATTCGCCACCTTTTGAAGTTATTTGCTGAGATTCAACGGTTGTATAAGACATTTAATTTAATAAATATTATAATTATCTGGTTTATACTCAATACCATTTATATCATCGGGATATACTGGATGACTATTAATATTGATTTTACCATTTAGCCATTTATCATTAATATTAATTTCTATTTTAGTTAATTTACGAGACAACCATATCTGCATTTCATTAATAGAATAAGGATAATTTTCTACACTTGTTTTAATTATTTTGGTATCAATTTCAAGATCATTTATTTCGCTATTTCTATAGTTTATATTTACAGAAAAGCTATTCAAAATATTCATGATATTACTAGCTAAGTCTCTAAGTTTAGTATAAATGGTATCTTTATAGATACTATTATATTTTGTTCTTTCAAATTCATATAAGAATTCATTAATTGATTTGAGTAGTAATCTAAACTCAACAGGATTTATATCATAGAGACCTTTTATTTTAGAAAGAATAAGTATTATATCTTCGTCTCTTTTTATATCTGGATAGTCATCGTAATTAAAATTTTTATATATAATAGCCATTTTAAGGTTACGGTTTTCAGATTTAATATTATAGATATTTAGTAGTATATACATAATCATCATAGTAACTATTAGAGGTATTATATTCTCATAACTAATTATATTAGTATTTCTTATGAATATAAATATACTAATAGTTAAAAAAATAAAATGAAAAGTATTATTTTTATTATAATAATATTGTAATTCTTTGAACATTATTATTATAAATTAAGAAGTTATTCCAATAAAATAGATTAATATCGATATTAAAATTAACGTTATTCCTATATATAATAGTCTGCCATCTTTTGAAAAGATATTAGACAAATCTTTAATTATATTACTTATCGCTACCAAGATTGAATTAGCATTATCTTCTCTAACATAACTACTATATTTATTTATATCAGCAAACATTACAACTAGTTCTGAAAATACAGTTGAGTTAGTATTTGCCCAGTTATTAATTAATTCATTCAAAGATAAATTCATAATATCTGTCCTATTTTTGACACTTTCACTTATATCCTCTACCTTAGTATTTAAATACTTTAATTCTTCTAATTCATTACTATTAAGGAAAGTTTTAAGTTTATTAAATTTAGTATCACTCATAATATTAATATAGTTAAATAAAATAAAAGATTCTATTTATCTATACGTATATAAATTCAAAATTAGGTAATAGAGTTTTAGCAGTATTGGTAACAGTTGATGATGTTTTAAGAATAAGAGCCTTAAAAAAATAAGCAATGATAAGAACTATCATAACCATAAGTCCATAATTAATCGCTTTGGTATCCATTTTATTATAATATATGAAAATATTTTTCTTATTCTTAAATTTTAGTAACTAAGTCGATATGGGTAATTACATGTCTTTTACAACAATATCTATCATTAATTCCTATAGCCTTAAAGGCTTTTTGTTGAACAGTTTCTTTTTTAGCATCTATATTAGCTGCTCCTGTGATAATATTTTCTGTATCTTTTTCTGTATTTACAATTTCTAGATATTTTTCATATTTTGAAGCAAGAACTCTATTGCATGTGAAACAACGGACCGGGATAATCATTTTATTTAATATGTAATAACACTTTTTTTTTAAATCAAATTTTTATTATTTCCTAAATGTTAAATTAAAGATACTTAAGAATTTTAACATAATATTTTATAATATGTCCTCTTATGTCAATTTCACTATTTTAAAAAGTTCTTGTAATTATGTATATGATAAAATTACCACGGAAGAAAATAGGGACCAAATACTAGAACCGTTTACAGTTCTTGTTAAATTAGCAATACTATCTTTTAAGCCTGAAAAAAGTAAAATATCAATTAATAAAAATAAAATTCACATCCAATCTCCAAATAAATGGCAAGGAGCCGTAAGATATCTTCATGGTAATAATCGTGAAGAAATTTCTCTTTTGATGAAACCCTTAATAAGAAGCACTCAATTATATTCTGTATCAGATAATGAGGATGATAGACAAGAGTCAAATGAAGAACTAAAATATATATTTCAGAGAGCTATTTGCGGAATAAAAAAACTTAGAATAAATTATGATAAAGCTTCATCTACAGTATGTCATAGTCTTGATTATTATATAACTATAATTGAAAGTCATCTTCAAGGTAATTCACTAAAAGTAGACTCATATGAAGATTCAAAAACAATATCAAGTTTAACTCTATCTACAGCCACGCAAATAAATCTAGAAAATATGTTCAGAGATATATGGAATGATAGTGATATAAGTTTAATTTATAACATGCTTAAATCAAATGAAAAATGTGATAATACTACTTATATTAAATCAATTGAAGACTTGCTTAAATCGAAGGAATATATAATTGATAATAAAATAGAACAACTCAAAAAATTAATCTAAATACTAAAATATATTTTATTTAGATTTATTTAAACATCCTCAATTTGAGGAAATAAACCAAGAACGTCTTTGACAGCATTTTTTATATCATCTTTATTGTATTGGCATATATATGTGTTTTGTGTAATAGTTATTTTATCTTTTAATTCATCAAGATTCTTACCTATAAAATAGTAATAAATATTATCTTTATTCAAATATTTAACTAATATACTATTTATATCTTCAAGTGTAATATTTTCATATTTTGAATGATATAGTTTATTCATTTGAATCTCCTTAAATTGTGAATCAAACATTATATTTTTACCATTGTAAGCACTTATATTTTGACTATCTTCGGATTGAATAGCTATGGTTCCTTTTATAAATCCTTTTGCCAGATCTAATTGTTCTTGAGTAATACCTTCTTTACATAAAGGATTGAGTGATTCAATTATTATTGGTAATGCTCCTTGTCTTAAATTTCCAGTTTTATTATCTTTAAAAGTTATTAATTTTTCTCTATCAACGCTGGTTAAGATAGTAAATATACCACTTTTCTCAAAATTACTATTATCTATACTTACATTATAAGTAATACCATTATTTTCTCTCAAATTAGTAAATAAAATACTACTCATGTTTCCTGCTAAAATAACTTTTAATATGTCAAACGCTGCTTCGCTATCATCTGTTCTAGATACTGAACGGAATCCTACAGACATATATACCTGTTCGAGATCTCTCTCTTCATAAGCACTTCTATCTTCAAGACTATCAATATCTTCGATGTTATTATTAGGTTTATATTCTTCAGGAATTTCAAATCTGACAGGGATAGAATTATGTTTAGTTTTCAATAATTTAATAGCTTCGTCTGCTTTTTTGATAATAGTTTTTTTTGTTTCATTATCGTTTAATTCTTTCAATAACTCATCGTGATTCTTAGATTTTAATACTTGGCTTTTTATTTTATCATGAACAGTTTCAGGATACAAATCTAAGTTTTCAAATAAGTAAATTCCTAATATTTCATCGATTTCCTTTACATTGTCTTCTTTTTCAACTTCAGCCACAACAGGTGCTTCTTCGTCTTCTGATTCTTTTTCTACCACAATAGGTGCTTCTTCGTCTTCTGATTCTTTTTCTACCACAATAGGTTCTTCTTCGTCTTCTG